TGATTTTGACCAATCCACCCCTGAGCCAATCGCGTTGGCCAGCGCCGTAGTGATCTTGTCCAGCGGCTGTGTGCTGCCCTCGGCATAGTTCAAAATCGCGCCCTTGAAGCCGTCCAGGTCTTCGGCTGACGCGTCAATGATGGTGCTGATCTGGCGAAACGCGCCATCAAAGTCGCCAGCCGTTTTCACCGCAAACACCGTCATCGCCAGCCCGGCGGCCAGCAAACCCGCTTCCAGCTTCAACGCGCCCACGGTAAAGTCGGCAATCGGCTGCGTCACGTTTTGCAGCCCGGCCGTGAACGACTTGGCATTGTTCAGCGCGCTCAAAGTGGCCGCGCCGGTCTTGTCCACGCCGTTAAAAATCAGGTCAATCGTTTTTTGTGCGTCTGCCACGGTCAGCCCTTTTGTTGTTTTGAGCGCCGCTCGCGCTCCTCATACCACCTGGCCCACAGTGCGGTCTCGGTCTCGCACAAAAAACCTTCCGCGAACACATCGGGCCGCACCTCAAACAAAAACCGTCCGCGCTCTGAACACAGGGCCAGCGCCACCCTTATGCTGGGGTCTTGCCAGAGCGCTTCGGCTTTCCCACTTCGGCCCCTTGGCCGGTCAGATTCGTGATGGCGTTGGTCAACTGGTAAAACACCGTCGGGAATGTTTCGGCCAGCTTCACCGCCACATCGCGGTTATCCGGCCCCAGCAGCGGTGCCACACTGCCCGCGGCCAGCATCTCAATGCGCCGGCTCACATCGCCCGGCACGTCCTCATTGCTCAGGCCCATGGCGGCGCGTATGGCGGCGGCCTTGTCACCGTCACCGGCCAGCGCGGCCACCATGGCGCGCGCGTTGTCCAGGCCGCGCTCGGCCGCCTGGTTGGCACGGGCCAGCTCGGCAGCGCTCAGGCCCCGCACCACCCACTCGGTCGGCTCCTTGCCAAACCACGCCGCCAACTCGGGCACCTGCAAGGTGCTTTGCCGGGGTTGCAGCGCGGCCTGCAAAAACTTTTGCAGGTCCATCGCTTACGCCTTGATGTCGACCGACTCGGTGCGCGGTGTCACCGTGCAGGCGGCAGAAAACGAGCCACCGCCAGCGGGGAAGGTGCGGCTCACGCCCAAAATGCCCTGCGTCAACTGCTTGGGCACGGTCTTGTCACGGTCAGGCCGAAACTCCACCCAGATCTCGGTGCCCTTGGCGGCCAGCACGCCGTCGGTGATGCCGTCGCGCATGATGGCGGTAAAGCCAGCTTGCCCCAGGCTGGAGCTGGCCGAACCCACCGGGCCGTCATAGGTGCTGGTACTGTTGATCGAATAAGTGCTCTCGGCGGGCACCCAATCAGAGGTGTTGGCAATCGGCGCAAACAGCGGCGTGGCGCCGCGCGCATAAACCAGTTTGGCCACAGCGCCGGTGTGAATCAAAGGGAGTGCGGCGGCAAACGTGATCTCGCCCGTGGCGTAGTCCAGCGCATACACCGGGTAATCACTGCGCTCCACATGCAAGCCCGGCACGGTGTAAATCTGCGCGCTGGTGATGACGGCGGCGGCGCTGGTGGTCACCCGCACCTGCCCAATCTCGATCGAGCCCACCGGAATCAGCGGCGGGCCACCGGCCGCGCCACGGGTCTCCACAAACGCCGTGGTGGTGCCACTGGTACCGGCCACCACCGCAATGGCGCCCGCGTCGGTGATGGTGATGCTGTTCACCTTGCTGACGTTCGTCAGCGGCCGGGTGATCACGCCCGTGCCAGCGGCCACAGACAGCACGCCGTCCTCGTCCGCACCACTCACGGCGGCCATGGCGGCGGTCAGGGCGGCCACCGTCACGGTGTCGTCGGTGGCGTGCGTGGTGATGGCGCCGCCGGTCAGCAGGCCATACGGCGCAATCACGGGCTCGGAGCCCGCCACATTGCTGATCGGCGCAAAGCTCACGCCAAACACGGTGGCATCGCCACTGTCCGTGGCGGCCTCAAATGGGTAAGCCGTTTGACCGGCCTCGTAACGGATGATGGGTGCGCCCATGGTGATGCTCCTTCGGTGTAAAAAAATTAACTCAAAACGTCCGGCTGCCCGCGCAGGTGCTGGTAACGCACCACAAAGCTGGCCTCCGCAAAAACAAACTTGCCCAGCTCGGCCTGTATGCCGCCGCCGGTGTAATCCACGCCCACCGCCAAGCCCCCAAAGGTCTCGTCGAGGTACATGACCGCAAACAACGCGGCCAGCGCGGTGTGCGCCTGGGTGCGCAGTGCATCGCGCGTGCTGCCCGTGGCCACTTCAGCCCGGGCAATGCTCAGCGGCATGGCGCAGGTGGTGTAGTCGTAGTTGGTGCTGGCGGTGTCCGTGCCGTCCTGCACCAGGGTGATCGGCAAGTCGCGCTCGTCCTCGGGCGCGGGCACGCCATAAACGCCGCCGGTGGCCGTCAAAATGGCGTCAATCAGCAGCTCACGAATAGGCAGGCTCATGTCACCGCCTCCGGTGGGTATTTCTTGACCAGCAGGTAACGCATGGCGTCCAGCAGCTGCGCCTGGTACTCGCTGCTGGCAGCGGGCAACACATCGCCGCGCACGGTGTTGAACACTTGGCTCAAACTCGGGCCGCTGAACACCTTGATGCTTTTGCGATCGGTGCCGGTGCGGGCGGCAATGCCCACGTTCTGGCCCTTGTTCAGCACAATGTAAAACGGCTTGTTGGCACCCACGCCCGGCGCGCCCGTGGTCTTGCCATCGGGCTTGATCTTGACGCGAATGCCGCCTGACGGAATGGCCGGCGGCCTGATCCAGCTGGCCTTGTCACCGGCAATCAGCGGGTCGGTGCTGAAGCGGCTCAACAGCAGCCCGCGCGATGGCGTCTTGATGGCCCCGCTCAAGCGTGAGCGCGTGGCCTTGGTCACCACCAGCCGTTCGCCCACATAACTGGCGCTCAGGCGCACCTGGTCCCGAATGGCGCGGCTGGCCAGCGTCTTCACTTTCGGCGCGGTTTTGTTGATGGCAATACGCAGCGCGTCGCTGGTGTTGCCGCCCACAAACTCAAACAGGCTCACGGCATCAGCCACAGCCTCTTTGTCCACGTCGATCTGGTAAGCGATGGTCATGCGACAAACACCTTGTGCTCCAGGGCATCAGTGCCCTGCAGGCTATCCACCCGGTACGTCGCGCCGTCGGTCACGGCAAAAGTCTCGCCACTGCGCGGCGCGGCGGCTATTTCAGCCACCCGCACCGACAACACAGCGGTTTTGACGTTGACTTGCGCCGTCTCGCCATAGCGCGACAAATCCTGCTCCTCCAACACCGTGCACGGCGTGCTCACGCCAATGCGGTCGGTGTAGACGGCGGCTTTGCCAAAGGCCGTATAAACACGGTCTGTGGCTCGGCTCAGTGCAGCAGTCATCGCGCCCATGACTCAGTCTTAGACGGCCACGGGCAGGTAGCGGCCAAGCTTGATCTTGACGGTGTCGCTGGGGTTGGCGGCGGCTTCCACAGCCACACCCACGCACACCTGGGCGGCGGCGGTCTTGTCAACCTTGGAGGTGCCAGGCACCCAAAACACGCGGTCGCCCACGGAAATAGCCAGCGCGGCGGTTTTGGCAATGGTCACCACGCCCTCAGTCAAAAACGGGCCGGGCACGCCGTTGGCAACGGTGGCCAGCGCCACACCGAACAGGCCGGCGCCGAACATGTAGCCGGCGCCATTGGCCACATTGGCACCGGGCGTGAGGGTGAGGGTATCGCCCTCTTGATGGTAAGTAGTCGTCATTTCCTTGTTCCTTAAAAGATGAGGCCAGCGGCCGCCGGCCTCGGGTTATCAGACGCCAGCGTTGGTCACCGCGCCGCGATAGTCCACGGCGGCGGTGCCGTAGTCCAGGCGCACTTTGTAGCGCGCGCCGTCCACATCAAAGCCGTCCTGCACTTCCAGGTAAGGCTCTTGGCGACCATCCAAAAAGGCCACTTCCAGCACCGGGGCCTCGGTGGCATCCGCAAAGCTGTAGCGGCGCGTGCCGGTCAAACGTGGCGTGTCCACAATGTCGCGGTACAAGCCATTGACCACGTTGGGCTTTTGCAGCTTGTTGGCGGTGTCGGGGTCGTACTCAGCCTGGTTGATGGAGCGCGCCGTACCACCCAAGCCAATCGGCACCAGCAACACAGCCGGGCGCAGGTCAAGGTAGTCATTGCCACTCACGTCGAGCTGGCTGGCCATGAGCACGCGGTCGGCATCAATGCTGGCCATGCTGATAGCCGCACCCGTGCCAATGTTGGCGTGCGTGGCGTGGAACAGCGTCAGGCCGTCACCCATCGTCGGGCCAAGGCCAGCGTTCAGCGCCAACATGGCATACACATCCGCCTCCACCGTGCGGCCAGCCGCGCGGCCCAGCATGTTGGCCAGGCCCACAAAAGCGCCCAGGTCATCGTTGATGATGGCCTGACGCGAGAGGTTGATGATGTTGCCCTTGGTGGCAGCGGTGATCGTGCCCTTCTCGCCGTCGGGAATGCTCTTGTTGGTGAACTCGCCCAACTCGTTGACGGCATCCAAAACGCCAAACGAGCCGGTGCGGTACCGGTTGTGCGCGCGGAAATCGCTCACGCTGCCGGTGGCGCAAAAGCGGCTCCAGGTCAACGCGGCGCGGGCATAAGCCGCCTGCAGCGCCTTGTGCATGGTGTTTTCCAGCAACACGGGGAAGTCGCTGGTGCCCTGCGTGAACGCGGCGGCCACAATCTCCATCTGGCCCATGCCATCGGTCTTGACGCCGGCGCGTTGCAGCGACGCACGCGCCAGGTCCAGCAGCTTGTGACCACGGAACGGGTTGGCGCTCATGGATGCGCGCACCTTGGCGTCCTGCTCCACACCAGCGCGCACCAGCAGCGCAGACACAATGGCATCGCGGCGCTTGTCGGTCTCATCAGCCAGCGTTTCCACGCGGGCATGCGAACCGGACGGATTCACCGGCTCGGCACCCTTACCCACCTCGGTCAACAGGAGCGCCTGGATGACCTCGATGGTCAGTGCCGGGTCGGCCAGCACATCGGTTTGCAATGCATGCACACCGGGCATGGCGGCAAAGGGTTTGAACATCGCCAGCACCTGGTCGTTGTCGGCCTTGGTGCGGGCATAGGGGGCAGCGGGTTTTGCCGCTGCGTTTGCGGGATCGGCCATGAGTGGCTCCTTAAAATTGGCAGCGGCTGCTGCGGGTTG